TTTTCATCATCTTCATCCAAAATTAATTTTTCTGAAATATTATGAAGACAATGCTCCAAATCAATGGCTAAGGCTACTTGGTTTTGATAGGATAATTTTGGATAGAGTTCAAGTAAAACCCAATAAATGCATATACTATCATTTGAGTAAAAAATATTTGAAACGAATGGAAGTAATATATCTTGTCGTTCTACAAAGATTTCGACAATTTCACTAAAAACAGGAAAGTTCGCATCTCCCAACCATCCTGAGAGCCACTCCCCCATCTCAATTAATTCCTCATCGTTGCAGTCCTTAATTTTTTTGCAAGCCTTGATGTCAAACTTATCTTTAGGGCGCATATGATACCTCATTGTTTTATTAGAGACTTACGAATACAGAATTGTAATGATTGATCTCAATTCTAGACAAATGATTATTCGTAATTCCTGCATCCTCAACAAATTTTCTCTGAAGTAAGAGTTATTTTGTGCAATTAAACTCCTACCCTGCAATAACTTGAAACCCTATCCTGCATTTTACCTAAATCACAAATCCCAATTACCCTTCAGAATCTATTTGCTCCACGAAACAGATTCAATAAACAAAGGCCGTCTGAAAACCTATTACTAAAGTTTTCAGACGGCCTTTATCTTAGACCAAACCATTAAGCGTAATGTCTGTCTTCGCCTTTACCGTCAACGTTGTCGACACAACGTTTACAGATGGTTTCATGGCCTGCAACTGTGCCCACATCGTGGGTGTAGTGCCAGCAGCGTTCGCATTTTTCACCATCGCTGGCTTTAGCGGTTACAGCAAGTTCATTACCTACTTTCACTTCAGCTTTAGACACCAGTAAAGCAAAACGCAATTCTTCGCCCAAAGTGTTCAGATAATCGGCAATTTCTTCCGGAGCCGTAATTTCGGTTTCGGCTTGCAATGAAGAACCGACGGTTTTATCCGTACGCAGAGGCTCGATGGCGGCTGTTACCGCTTCGCGTGCTTCTCGGATCGCGTTCATTATCCAAATCCCAAGGGCACATAAGGCGCGAGCAGAGGCCGCGCGGCTACCATCGGATCACGAGCTAAGCGCACGGTAGGGCCATCGGAGAAGTCAGAGACGATGCCGCCGATAGCGTTCTGCTTCGCGTAAAGCTCCGAGGCACATTCGAGCACTGCGCGCTCCCATACGGGGCCGGGAATTTTCTCGCGGTGCTTTCCTGCGAACGCTTCTACGAGGGCCTGCGCTTCGCTCACGATCTGAGTGAGAGATTCGAGCGTGGTAGAGGCTCCGGCACCCACGTGATGCCGGAGACGCTCTGCCAGTTGCACGTCGCTCATGCGCCGACCTTGAAGGGGATCAGCGCGCTAGGAATCTCAGCAGCGTGAGCAGCGTAGTAGTACACGCTCATATCCCGAGACAGGTTGATGATGTTGTCATCCTGCAGGTGCGCAAGGCCAGAGGTGTACGTGCGCAGCGCTTCGGAGTTAAAGAAGGTACCGACGAACTTCTTCTCGGTCATCTTAGTGGTTGTCGAGAAATCGGGAACGATCTTCAGCGGGCCAATCTCCTCAGTCAGCGCAGCAGTGTTCAGCGAACCGACAGCGTTCATACCGCTGCCAGTGACAGTGAGCAGAGGGCGGCTAGCGGTGTCAGTAAGCGAGCCGAGAGCAAGGAACGTTGCGCGGTCAACAATGAGGCCATCGAGCGACAGAGACAGCTCCTGATACGCGTGCGAAGCATCGACGATCATTGCGAGCAGGTCTGCCCACTTGATTTCGGTAGCGGCCTTCTTGATCGCGATAGGCGTTGCCGTTGACGCTGCAACTGTCTTGTCATAGAAGGCATGGAAGCTGTCAGCGGCTGAGCGGCCTGCGTCGATTGCCATCGCCTTCAGGTGCAAGGCAACCATCGGAGAGGTCGAGCGCTGGATTTCTTGGAAGCTCAGCGTCGATGCACCGCCGAAAGTCTCGATAGCAGCGGTGCGAGTCTTGACAGACACCTTACCGCGATGCAGATCGCTGCCCTCGGTTTCCTGCTTGCCTACCTGCACAGTGTTGGTATCCAGCTCTGCGAACTCGACACTCATGCCGGTAGCAGGAAGCGCGCCGGTAGCGAACAGCTTCGCGATTGGATTCGCATTGTCGATGATACGAGTCAGATCGCGGATGAATACGGGAGTCTCGGTGCGCTTATCGTCACCTGACACACCACCGTCGTAGTTACGCGCCATGAACGGCGACAGCGCGGCGCGCGTCGCTTCGTCTCCGGTTGCAAGAGCCTTCAGGAAGTCTCCAGCGCTGCGAGTGTCAGCGACGGGAGCTGCAGGCTCAGGGGGATTAATCAGATTCACAGCGCGCGTGAGGTGATCCACGTCTGCGCGCAGCGCGTCAATGTCAACGGTCGATTGAGTCATAGGGTTGGTTCCTTCCTGAGAGCGCACTTCCGTGATGGAAGCGTCTTTATAAGCGGGATTGAGGACAACAGAAAATTCAACTGCGCGAGCGCGCGTGATCGTCGAGATTTGCTCACCGTCTAGCATTTCTTCGCGAACGTCGATAGCTTCAAAACCGATGCTCATTGAGCGCAGCACGCCATCGCGA